GCGCGCCGCCGCGGACGGCGAGGTTGTGGTAGGCCTGCTCGAGGTCGCGGACCTGGGCCGCCTGCTCGCCCCACTTCAGGAGCTTGTGCGCGGCCGCTACCGTGCCCGCGATCGCGCCAGCGGCGGACAGCGCGCCGCCGTACTGCTGCCAGAGCAGGCGCAGCATGCCGACCTGATTGCCCTGCTCCTCGCTCTCCTTGCCCAGGTCCTTCTCGGCCTTGTGGACGCGCTCGAGGTCGCGCACCGCCTCCAGCGCGTTGACGACCTGGAGCTCCAGCTGGCCCTTGCGGCGGATGTCGAGCACCTAAACCTCCCGCCAGGGTCCATGGATTCGGCCCTGTGAGCTCTGCAGTTGCCCCCGGGGCCACCAGGTGGGGGGTATGGTCGCCGCCTGGCGCCGGACGCCCCGGGGGCGATTTCCGCTATTCCCTCGTTCGCAGCCTTCTGGCGTCCTCCTCGTTCCGGGCCTCGCGGATCGCCGCGAAGGCGTCCAGGACACGGGCGGGCGGCTCGGCGCCATAGCCGTAGGCCGAGAGGTAGCCGGCCCCGTATTCCCGGGCGCCGCCTTCGAGCTCGGCCAGGTGCCAGTCCTCGCGCTCCACGAGCGCGGTCGGGCAGACGCAGAGCAGCTCGCAGAGCTCGAGGTAGCTCCGCCCCGGGGTTTCAAGCTTGAGACGGAGCAGCTCGTCGAGCAGCGCCTCGCGCCCAACCGACCGCTCGCCGAACTCCTTGGAGAGCAGCAGGCCGCGGTCGGGGTCCACCTTGGCGACCGGGATCGAGGCCGCCTCGTAGTGCTTGAGGCACTGGCGCCGCTGGCGATCGCGGAAGAGCCCGTGGTGCTCGCACACGTCGCAGCGGTAAACATCCGAGCGCCTCTCGTCAGGTTTCAGCTCGCCCTGCCGGTAGGCCATCTCGACCAGCAGGGCGAGCCTCACGCGTTTTTTCGGCCGAGCCGGTTGGCCTCCACCACCGCGGCGCAGAGTTCCTGCCGCGCCGGCAAGGCCAGCTCCTCCAGGTAGTCCTCGAGGTCGCTGTCGGCCTTCGGCTCCCAGCCCTCGCCCATGGGGATCCGGACCAGGCGGACGTGCTTGCGGCACTCGCGCCAGTGGGCCATCAGGAGCTCCATGCCGTTCAGGTCCTCAAAGAGGCTCCGGCCGGCGGCGCGCAGCCGCTGCTGGGTCAGCAGCAGCCCGCCTTCCTGGTAGAGCAGCCGGTCGCGCTCCGTGCCGCGGAGCGTGCTGTCGACGCTGAACTCGTGGCCCTCGACGGGCCACGGTTCTCCTTCCGGCCACCACTTCGGTTGCGCCAGTGTCACGACCTTGAGGCTCATGCGCCTCCCTCCATCGGCTAGGGCCAGGTACCCGGGGTCGTCGGATCGTAGATTTTGAACTCGTAGGGCACCGCCGAGCCGTTGCCGGCGCACTCGAGCGTGCCGCGCTCGCCCACGATCGCGTCGCCCTCGAGCGTGGGATCCTCGTGGAAGAACCCGCGGAAGCGCATCAGCATGTGGCCGATCGCGCTGGGGTTCGTCCATCCCGCCGAGTAGCCCACGTTCGTGCCGATGATCTCGGTGTAGGTGCGGGCCTTCATCAGCGCCAGGAGCTTGTCCGCCTGCGCGCTCGAGTCCCAGGGCAGCGACATCTGCACGGTGGCCGCGTAGTCGACGGCGCCGATGATGTAGGGGTGGTCGAGCCCACGCGCCTCGACGGTGATGGTCGGCGTGAGCGTGACGACGATGTCGCCGCGGGGGTAGATCCGGTCCGCGTCGGTCACGCCGCCCTCAGAGTCGAGATACCAGAGCCATTCGCTGCTGAGCTTGTCGAGCCAGCCCGCCGTGGTCGGATACGAGAGCGTGCCCGGCACCGAGGCCTGCGTGGTGCTCGAGTCCATGCCCACCGCGCCCCAGCTCATCCGGGCCGGCCCGCCGCCCTGCCGGAAGGTCAGCGTCAGCGCGTTGCCGACGGCGCCGATGATGTAGTGGTTCACCGAGCCCGTCGCGCCGGGCTTGTGCCAGAGCGTGAACGTCGCGTTGGCGTTGTCCGGGCTGCCGGCGGGCAGGTAGATCCACTGCTTGCCGCCGGCGACGGGATAGATGCTGAGCAGCGAGGCGGCGTAGTTGGAGAAGCCGTGCATCGAGCCCAGCACCAGCGAGAGAATCGACAGGTGCAGGTTGTGGCTGAACGAGGCCGAGGCCGGCCGCACGCCCATGCTCTGGTGGTCCTGATGCGTCATGAAGGGCAGCCCGAAGCTGCGCCGGTTGTACTCGTAGGTCTTCCCGTGCTGGAGCTTCAGCAGCTGCGGGTCGACGGGGATGAGCCCTCGCGCATCGGCGATCTTGACGCCGGCGTTGGCCGCACCCGCCGGCGTGCTCTCGCGCCCGATGGCGTAGAGGCTCTGGGTTTTGATGATGGCCATGCCTGCCTCCTAGATCGTGATGAGGTCCACGAGCAGCGGCCCGTCCGGGAGCGGGAGATCCGGCGTAACCGGATCGCTCCCTGCGAACTCGTACTCGCGCACTTGGTCCAGGGCGATGTAGTCACCGGCCGCGGTGCCCTGGTCCACCACGGCAAGATACACTCTCACGCCATCGCGCCCCAGGCTGCGCAGGCTCGACGTGTCGAGCAGGCGCTCTTCGAGCACGTGCGAGTCGCCGCCCGTCACGCGCCAGAGCACGCGCCCGTCGCTCTCGCGCACGAGTGCGAGGAACTCGCCGGCGAGGTTGGAGGCGCCGGCGATCTTCACGCTCAGCCGGTTGCGCGTGAGCTCCCACGCGGCGCTCTTGATCCAGCCCACGCGCGTGTAGTCGCCCCAGGCCTGCCCGTTGAGCCCGCGGCCCGGCACGTCCTGCTGGTAGTGCGTGTTTATGTAGCTGTTGCCCTCCATGCCGCTCGCGCCCTCGCCGCCGGCCGCCGCCTGGTCGCCCCACACCGGCTGCCGGTAGAAGGCGCCGAGCGAGCCCTGCGAGTCCTCCACCGTCCACCGGAGCGAGAGGTCCATCACGCCTTCGCGCGTGCCGACGAGCCCGGTCACGCCGCACATCGGCCGGACCGCGGGGTGCTCGCCAACGACGTCGCACGCCGAAAAGTCGAGCTCCACGAGCGCGATGAAGTAGAAGCCGCCGGGCGTCTCCAGCAGGTGCCCGCTCATGGCGTAGAGCGCGCCGGAGCCGGCGATCTGCACGAGCTCGGAAGCCTCGCCGTAGGAGCTCCCACTCTCCGAGGGGTAGCCGCCCGCGTTCATCACCAGCGCGCCGCTCGTGGAAGCGCCGAGCCACGGGGGCCCGAGGTAGCTGGCGCCGCTCTGGTGGCGCGTGCCGGAGCTTCCCTTGGGGAACCAGTGCCAGAGCGGCGGCACCTCGAGGATGTAGCTGCTCTCGAGCTGCCAGCCACCGGCGCTGGTCGAGACGCAGATGGGAGCGGGCTCGTGAGCGGGCGCGAGCCAGTTGGGCTGCGTGCCACCGGGGAACTTGGCGAGGCCATAGACGGTGTAGCTGGCGTTCGTGTAGCGCGCGAAGGCTCCGAGGTACCAGTTGCCACCCGAGAAGAACGGGCAAGCGTCGCGCGTGAACCGGTTCCAGTCCGTGTCGTAGTTGTAGGCCCAGCTCGCCTGCACGCCGCCGACCTTGGTCCAGTAGATCGCCGCGCCGCCGTTGAGCGGCTCCCAGTCGTCGAGGTCGTCAGAGGTGCAGCCGTCGAGGAAAATCTTCTGCTCGCTCGTGGAGAGCTGCGTGGTGAGCCACGTGGCGCCCGTGAAGAACATCAGCCACTTGTAGGCCTCGAGGGGCGCGCCGCTCACACCGTAGTTCGGGTTCGCGAGCACGTGCGGCGCCCACACCTGGCACTTCGGATCGCCGTTCACGCCCGTGCCGATCTCCAGGTCCGCCTGGCGCGTCCACGTGCGGCAGTCCGTGCTCGTGTAGTGGTCGAAGTACTTGGAGCCCGTCAGCGCGATCGCGCAGCGGATGCCGATCTTGTGGTAGAGGCCGGTGCTCGGAACGTAGACCATCGCGTGGTCGTTCATCTTCTCGCCGGCGTCGGCCACGATGAAGCCCTGGTTGAAGTTGAAGGCGACGCCCTCGCCGGGCAGCGTGGGCTCGCTCTCGCCCTCTTCCTGATACTCGTACTTGTAGCCGGTGAATCGCAGGCTTGCGGCGACGACGTCCATGCCCAGCGTGGGCACGCGCGATGGCGGCAGCACCTGCTCGCAGCGCGAGAAGGCGAGATAGCCCCCCAGCAGGTTGACGCGCTCCGCGGGCGGGTCGAGCTCGGCCAGGAGGTCCTGCATCAGGTAGCCCGCGTGCAGCACGAGGTGGTCCTTGCCGCCGACGCTGCCGGCCGGAGTGTCCATGCCCTTGGCGTTGCGCACGAAGAGCGTGATGTCGCAGTCGATGCGCCGGCCGGTGCGCCCGTGGCCGCCGGCCATGTCGGGCTCGGGCTCGACGTAGCGCACGGAGTGCACGACGATCAGCGCGTCCTTGAACCGCGCCTCGAGCGCCTGGCCTTCCCGCTCCTCGCCGGTGTCCTTGTCGCCCACCATCACCAGGTAGGCGTCCGGCGCCGCATAGCCGGCCGCGAGCGTGTTGGTGTAGGGCGCGCTCTGGAGCTCCTGGCGCAGGTAGCTGGCGACGTCGACGAGCATCTTATGCCACCACTCCAGTCGGTAGGTTTCCACTGCCAGCGGCGCGCTCGGCATCACGATCCCCCGCACGCATAGCCGCCACCAGAGCTCCGTCCCCGTCGCGGGCCAGCCCACCACCGGCGGCACGTCCTCGGGCTTCGTGTACCAGTCGAGCGCAATCTCCACGTCCATCGCCGTCTCGAGGTGCATCACGCCAGCCCAGTGGCCATAGCCGATCTGCTGGCGCGCCTCCGCGTCGGTGAAGACCTGCACGGCGACCTCGCCGTCCGTCCCGTCGAAGTTCCGGCAGCTGACCAGCAGCCAGAGCGGCTGCGTGCGCTCCTGCCCGGGGCCGATCCAGCTCAGGTCCTCGTGCGCGATGCGCAGCAGCTTCGGATGCGCGAACCTGCGATCCCGCTGCAGCCAGCCGTAGCCCATCGCTACAGGCTCCGAGGTGTGCGCTTCTCTGCATTGCTAACCACGCGGTTCATGAACGTCTCCGCGACGCGATCCATCAGCCTGCGATTCCAGCCGATCCGCAGGCGGTTGAGCTCCGGCCGGTTCAGGTAGTCGGCCTGCCCGCCATCATGCGCGCTGGCCTTGACCGCCTCGAGTTCTGAGATCCCGGCGCCGACGAGCACGCGATCGCGCCCGAGGTTCAGGATCCGCCAGCTCGCCTTGAGCAGGCCGGTCTTGCCAAAGAGCGTCCGCCCGGTGCGGGCCGTGCCCTTCCGCTTCGCATGCGCCTCGCTCAGCGGCGCGTAGGGCTTGCCATCGCTCAGCCCGACCTGCGCTTCCATGCTGGACACGATCTCCGCGGCCATCAGTGCGCCCGCCTCTTCCATGGCCTCGCGACGCTGCGGCGTCTGCTCCTCGAGCGTGAGCCGCAGCTCGCGGAGCATCGGGCCGAGGTCGCCCTTGTACTTCACCACGACGCTCATCCGAGCACCACCGGCCGCGAGCTCACACCGCCAGGCGAGACGTTCTGGACTTCGGGCGGCGTGCAGGTCAGCGCCCAGCTGTCGCCGCTCGCCCACGCCGGCGAGGCGAGCGCTTCCTGGAACCGCAGCTGCAGGCCGCGCTCGACGTCCATCCACGAGCCGTCGCGCACGACGAGGTCCGTCCAGATCGCCTCGCCATCCTCGCGCGTCACGGTGATGGTCAGCGTCTCTGCGGCGATCGTGCCGCCGGCGCTGGTCACCTCGGCCGTGTAGCGATAGGGCGTCTCGCCCTGGAACCTGCCGCCGACGTAGCGCGCCTGCAGGGCGCCGTTCGTGGTCGTGAGGCTCGCCACGATCCCGACCGCGGCGACCTCGCCGGGCGTCTGCTGCTCTGCGAGCGCCGCGAGGTTGGCGAAGAGCATGGCGAGCTGCCCATAGCCCGCGTGCCCGAGCGGCGTGCAGGTGAGCCGCCGGCCGGAGTACTCCTCGGGATAGAGGTCGTCGCGCCCCTTCACGCGCCGGCGGGCCACGAGGTCCGCGGCGAGGCAGGCGCAGGCGTCGACCAGGATCGCATCGTAGGCGCCGGCCTGAGGCTGGACGGGCGTGGGCATCACCGGCGAAAGGAACGCATCGACGAGGCCACTGGCCTTGGCGATCTCCGCGTCGCGCGCGACGGTCGTGGTCAGGATCGACGAGGCCTCGGGATAGACGGCCTCGACGTCAGCCCAGGTGCAGTAGGGCATGATCGCCTCCGGCGCTAGAGTAACGGGGGGCGCCCCGAGTCGGAGCGCCCCCCACCGTGGCCCCAGGGTGAGGGGGCTTGATGCCTAGCTGCCGGTGACGATGTTGGAGACCCAGGCGCCGCCGCGCCGGACCACCATGCCGCTGTAGAAGAGCGCGCTCACGGTGTGCGCCGTGAACTCGTCCTCCCAGATCACGCCCAGCGCGAGCTCGCCGTTGGCGTACTTGTCCGGCGGCAGCTTCGTCTTCTTGAGCTTCAGCTTCAGGCCCGCGCGCGCGTAGATCGCGCTCTTCGCCGTCGCCCCCGTGCCGTTGCAGGTGTCGTCGACGTAGAGGTCGATCCCGGCGAGCGTGCCCACGTAGCGGGCCCGCGGACCCATCTGGATGTCCACGTTCCACGCGTTGCCGCTGATCTCCGAGAGCGACTTGGCGCCGATGAGCTGCGCGTAGTGCTCGGGGTGCAGGTGGCAGACCACCTGCCCGGGCGAGTTGATGATCTTGGCGCGCGCCTCCGCGAAGGCGTCCGCCGTCGCCGCCGCGCCGCCCAGGCTGACGTCGTTGGCCGTGATCGCGTTGACCACGTCGTTGGCCTGCGCGTTCAGATAGGTCGCGTAGGCGATCCCGGCCTCGAGCTTGATCGCGTCGTCGACGGACCCGGCGCCGTAGGCGACAGCCTCGTTGCTGATGGGGTACTTGAGGACCTTCTTCGTGAACGTCACGGTGTCCTTGTCGGCGTCGAACGCCGTATAGGTGGCCGCCACCGCCTCGGCGACCTCGGTGAAGCTCACGGAGTTGGCGTAGGGCAGGCCCTCGGTCATGCCGCCCTCTTCGGTGACCTCGGCATCGGCGAGCCGGCGCACGAGGTGATGCGGGAAGGCGCTCTGCAGGATCTGGTTGCGGACGGGCGTGAGAACGAGCCCGTCGAGCTGAGTCGCGCCGCCGCTCAGCTTGGAAATGTTGGCTACTGCCATGGTAGGCTCCTAGCGCTTTACGCGCCCCTCGGCGATCGCGAGTGCGACTTCCTCGTTGAGCTTGGTGTCGAGCGGGTTCACGGCCTCGATCTCCGCGGCCGTCCAGATCCGCTTGCCACCCTTCTCGGGGCTCGCACCGCCCTTGCCTCCGAAGCGCTGGCTTCCTTCTCCTCCGGCACCATCGCCGTCGCCGGCGGCGGCACCGTGTGACTTCAAGAAAGCGGCCTGGTGCCCCTTGGCCTTCTCGACGATCTCCTCGGGAGAGTCGTCGCCATCGGCCTCCTGCATGGCCTGCGCGAGGAAGGCGCGCCCCACCTGGGCATCGTTGCCCAGCTCGCTCACGCGCAGCCGGCGCTCGCGCGCCGAGAGTTCCGCGGTGTGCTTGGCGTGCACTGCCTGCAGCTCTTCTTTGCTCCCGGCCTTCGCGGCGTCGAGATCCTTCTTGAGCTGCGCGTTCTCCTGCTCGAGCGTCCGGGCCTTGCCCTTCCACTTCTGCAGGTCGGGCAGCAGCGGGTTCGGCTTGCCATCGCCGCCGGCTCCGTCGCCGCCGTCCTCGCCTCCGGCTCCCTGGCCGTCGCCCTTGCCGCCTCCAGCGCCGCCGGCACCGCCGTCGCCGCCTTCTCCTGAGCCCGCGCCTGCGCCGCCCTCCTTGTCGGGGGCGTAAAGCCCTAGCGTCCAGAGCTTCTCCACCAGCATCGTGTTTGCCCTCCTGGGCGTTGTGGCGTCCTTCTCGTCCGAGCCGGGCGCCTGCCACTAGCCTCGCCCGGGGTCTATCCCCGTGCGCAGGGTGCTGTCAACCTCTTTTGCGCACGGCCGCCTGCAGCTCGCGCATCAGGCGCTCGTCGCCAGGGTTGATGAGGACGCGCCGCTCGGGCCCCGCCGGCAGCGCCATGACCTCCGCCATGCGGCCCTCGAGCCACGCGCGCCGGAAGAACACCGTCGAGCAGCGGTCGTTGGGCCGGAGCGGTTGGAATCCGAAGTAGCCGTCGCCGAAGTCGTGCGTGAGCCACTCGGGCTCGCTCAGCATCAGCCCGTGCCGGCGCAGGGAGTCCTCGGCCGTGCGGGGCAGCAGCACGCTGACCCATCGATAGATCCGATCCTCGGCGACAGGCTCGATCCGCGCGGCGCCCTCGCGGTAGGACATCCCGCCGAGCCGGTGCAGCTCCGTCTGCGCCATCATGCGCGCCCGCGTCTCCGCGCGCAGCACGCGCTTCCTGCCGAGCTTGTCGATGATCTCCAGGTCCTCGAGCCATCCGCCACGCACGAGCTCGACAGCGAGCGCCTGCTTGCCTGAGCCCTGGACCATGAAGCGCGTGATGGTCGCGCGCAGCTCGTCGACCGCCTCGGTCGTAAGGTTCCGCGCGGCGAGCGTGTAAACGTCGAGCGCGGCGGCCGCCACCGTCTCGGCGTCGAGGACGAGCTGCCTGGCGATGCTCAGTCCGCCGGCGGCGAGCACCTGCGCGACGAGCATGTCCGCGCCGGCGCGGCCGGCCTTCGCGAGCGCTTCGTGGGAGAGCTTGGCATAGACGCTGGTCGGGCCGAAGGTCTGCAGGAGCAGCTGCTCGATCAGCCGCAGCAGCTCCCGCACCTTCTCACGCCGGTAGAGCGTCTCGCCCATGCGCGTCTCGTCGAGCTGGCGCAGCCATGCGCGCACCGCCCGGCTGACCGCGCGATCGGTGCCGGCCGCGATCTTGACCAGCCGCGCCTCGAGGTCGTCGGAGAGGTCGTCCAGCGGCTTGCCGGGGTGGTCGGCCATCGCCTACGGCTCCGTGATCTGCCGGCGGAGCTCGTCCTCGAGCGCGCTGGTGGGCGTCGCGGCGCGAACCTCGGCGGCGATCTGGTCGATCACCGCCTGCGCGGCCTTGCGCCCCTCCGCATCGTCGGCAAGCCCGCGGTCGTGCATGATCGCCTCGAGGTGGCTTTCGAGCTTCAGCTCCAGCCGCTTGGACATCACCTCGAGGACTTCCTGCGTGCTGACGGGCACGATCTCGGACGCCCACTCGACGGTAACCTTCTCGCCGGGCTTCAGCTTCGCCTTGCCCGCGGCCGGGCTCTGCGCCAGCACCGCCGACGTGGAGTCGTAGAGCGCCTGCACGTGGCGCTCGTAGTTGGCGCGCTTGCGCCGCACGTGGGCGATCAGCGGCGCGTACTCGTAGTGCTTGGCCTTGCCGCTCTCGGCCTCGCCCTGTCCTTGGCCGAAGAGCGTGCCGAGCCCGTGCGTCGAGGCCGGCGTGTGGGCGAGCGAGAAGAAGAGGTTCAGCAGCGCGCGCAGCGGCTCCATCAGCACGTCGATGTTGAGCTGCCCGATGATCGAGGCGGGCGCCGTGCCGTTGGGGTCGAACTCCAGCGCCCAGCCGATCCCCATGGTTAGCGGGTTGGACGTGTTGGCGCCCTGCGCGCCGCGCGGCAGCGTGAGGATCGGGAAGTAGTGGTGCAGGTTCAGAATCACCTGCGAGAAGACGCGGTTGATCTCCTCGGCGATCTTGTAGGCCGGGTCCATGTCGCTGCGCCCGCCGAACGCGCCAGGCATCAGCTTCGACCAGAGCAGCGCGCCCGGGATGACGCCGAATGGGTTGGCGCCGTCCAACCGCGGCTGCCAGAGCTCGCCGGTGACGGGATCCTTCGGCGCCGGCTCCTCGTCGAGCCAGACCTCCCACCGCGTCGGCGAGATCACCTCCATGCGGACCTTGGAACTGGCCTTGTCCGCCGGCACGCGCACGCCGCGGGCGAGCTGCCCGTCGACGACGTCATAGACGCCGTAGATCACGACGCCCTCGGGCCGGCGCTTGGAGCGGTTCACGCTGCCGCCGTTGTGGAGGGTGCGGAAGTAGCGCGGGTCGACGGCCTCGAACTCGATGTCCTCGAGCGAGCGGATGGGGTACTGCACGGGCACCAGGCGGTTGTAGCTCCAACCGTAGATCCCGGCGACCGTGGCCAGCATCTCCGAGTAGCCGAGCTGGTAGTCGTTGGCGTCGAGCAGCTCCTGCCAGACGTCGTTGGAGCCCTTGTCCTCCACGCTGGTCTGGACGCCGTCGCCCACCATGGCGGACGTGAGGACCTCGACGCCGGCTGCGCAGAGCGGCACGACCACGCGCGGGCGGTCCTTGTGGCGCTGCTCCGTCTCGGCGTAGAACCGCGGGAAGTACTGATCGCCTTCCAGCTCGCCGTAGTAGTGGTCCGCGAGCCGCTGCAGGTAGCCCTGCCGCGCCTCTTCGTCCTGCCGCTTCAAGAGCCGCAGGCTCTCCTGCACCAGCTGACTGGCCATGCTCATCGTGTCCGCCTCCTAGCCAAGGGTTCTCGGCCCCCGCAGCAGGGCCTTGCGCATCTGCCAGGCGATGGCGAGCGCGACCACGCGGTCGTCGTGGAACCCCTCCGGGGCTCCCGAGTGCTCCAGCGTGTCCTTGTACTCGAACACGAGCAGCTCCGCGCGCGTCTCATCGCCGATGCCGTCACTGAGCAGGCACTCGCGGCGTCGGATGGCGATCTCTAGCTCGTTCACCATCAGCGGCTTGCTCTTGCTGGTGGTGGCCCACCCGACCGTCAGCTTGGCCTTGCCCTCTTTGTCCCACTCGCGGTGGCGGTAGAGCCGCTCTGCAATCCGCGGACGCTGCATCAGCAGCGTGATGACGGTACCGCCTGGCCCGTTGCGCTCGATCCCGATGGGGCCCGGGTACACCTGCGCGACGCGCTCGAGCTTCTCGGTGAACACGTCGGGCCGCCACCGGCCGGCGAGGGAGAAGACCTGCCGCCCCGTCGCGCGGTGTAGCACCTCGATGGCAGAGTTGTCACCATCTTCCGTGCCCTCGGCCACGTCCACGCCGATCAGGAAGGGCGACTGATCGCCCTCGATCTCGGCCTGCGAGAGCCACGCCAGGATCTCGTGGCGCAGCGGGCGCGGGCTCTGAACGAGATCCTCCTGCGAGAAGACGGCCGCGCCGCTCTGCAGGAAGTCGCAGCCGTACTCCTGCCGCGCCATGCGCGTCGTCATGCCCTTCGTCGCCTCGGCGTACCACGCGGCGTCGCGCCCGGGGTGCTGGCGCCAGTGCACGCGGCGCGGCGTGAAGCCATTGTCTGGCGCCGCCGTGTAGACTCGGTGGAAGAGCCCGCCCACGCCGTTGGGGCTGCTGACCATGCCCAGGCGCCCGCCGCCGGAGAGCGTCGGCTTGAGCGCGGTGAACATCTTGTCGGCGAAGGGCAGGAACGCCGCCTCGTCCATGAAGACCTCGGTGGCCGTGTAGGTGCGGCCGATCTCCTCGGACGCGGGCAGGAACTGCAGCGCGGCGCCGCCGGCGAATCCGATCTCGCCCTTGTTATCGACCTCCCGCACGTCGAGCTCGCGCACCGGCTCGGGCAGGTTGTCGAGGATGGCGCGCGCGCGGTCGCCGAGGTGCCACGCGTCCTTCTCGCGCTTGCTGACATAGAGGATGCGCGCGCGCTGGCCGTAGAGCACGCGCCACGTGCCCCAGGCCACGAGCAGCCAGGTCACGAGCATCTGCCGGCTCTTGAGCCATGCGAAGTTGTGGCCGCCGACCAGATCGTCCACGAGCGGCGCGATGAAGTCGTGCGCCGGCCAGGCGATGCTGGCGAGGTCCGGGCGCGACTCGTCGAAGGTGCGCACGCAGGCGGCGAGGTAGAACGGGAACGACGCCGAGAGACGCTGGTGGAGCTCGGCCTCCTCGTCAGGCACCGAGTAGGCTGGCTCGCCCATGGCCTACTCCCCGGCTGCTGCGGCGGCGGCCTCCGGATGCAGGAGCGCGAGGATTGCCATGCGCTTGGCCTTCGCGGAGGGCGAGACGACCAGGGAGCCCTTGATCTGCTTGGGCGCGTCCAGGCCCGTGTACTTCGCGCGGCGCTCCATGCAGCGGATGATCGCGTGGACGGCGGGCGCGGAGCCCTTGAGCGCCTTCGGCCAGAGCGCGCGCTCGAGCTCGTCGAGCCGGCGCAGCTCCCACTCGCGCAGCTCTTCGGCGGGCTCCATGGGCAGGCGCTCCATGGCCCGCACCACCGCCTGCTGCGCGCCGCTTGGCGAGCGGTAGCCCAGCTTGCTGGCAATCTGCGCGTAGCCCATGCGCGCGAGCCGCAGGGTGAGGGCCTGCTCCTCGCGCTTGCGCGCCTCGATCCGGCGCGGGCTGGTCGGGCTCTCGCCCTTGCGGGGGCCGCGCTTCGTCGTGCTCATGTCCGCCTCCGTCTGGGGTGGTGAGCTCTACTCCTGGCCGTCTGGCCCTGCGATCCCTCGCTCCGCGGCGACGGCGTCGAAGGTGGCGCCGCTCTCCTCGAGGACGGCCTGCCGGCCGGTCTCGACCTGCCACCGCTTGATGATAACATCGCAATACGCCGTGTCCATCTCCATCAGGAAGCTGCGGCGCTCCGAGCGCTCCGCGCCGATCAGCGTGCTGCCGCTGCCGCCGAAGAGGTCGAGCACGTGCTCGCCGCGCTTCGTCGAGTAGCGGATAGCGCGCTCGGCGAGCTCGACCGGCTTCTCGGTGAGGTGAACCATGCTCTGCGGGTTGACCTTCTTCACCGGCCAGACGTCGGTGGCGTTGGTGGGCCCGAAGAACTGGTGCGCGGCGCCCTCCCGCCAGCCGTAGAAGCAGCACTCGTGGTTGCCCATGTAGTCCTTGCGCGTGAGGATCGGGTGCTCCTTCACCCAGATAATCCCCTGGCTGAAGTAGAGGCCAGAGGCCTTGATGGCCGGAGGGTAGTTGATCCAGTTCGAGTAGCCGCCCCAGATGTAGAAGGCGCGCCCGGGAATCAGCACGCGCGCCATGTTGCCGAACCACGCCAGCAGCAGCGCGTCGAAGGCGTCGTCGGTGATGAAGTCGTTGGCCAGCGGGCGATCCTTGGCGCGCATCTTTCCGGTCGGCCTGGACTTCGACTTGTGCCGCGCGAGGTCGAATCCCTGGTGGTGCATGCCGCGCGCATCGGAGGCCTCGACGGCGCTCTTCGTGGCAGGGAAGCTGGACAGCCCAGCGGCGATCGCGTTGTTGGAGCGCGGCTCGACCTTCACGTTGTAGGGCGGGTCCGTGTTCACCAGGTGGACCGGCGCGCCGCCGAGCAGGCGGTCGACCGCGTCCGCGTCGCCGGAGTCGCCGCAGAGCAGCCGGTGCTTGCCGAGGATCCAGAGATCCCCCGTGCGCGTGACCGGCGTGTCAGGCGGCTCCGGCACCGGCGCGTCCTCGCCGGCCGTCCAGTCGCGGTCCAAGATGGCGTCGAGCTCTTCGCGGTCGAAGTACTGCGTCAGGTCGACGTCGCCGCGCGCCTCGAGCGCGGCCATGACCTCCGTGTCCCAGTCCAGCCCGAGCTCGCCCGTCCGGTTGTCCGCCACCGCGAGCTCGCGGCCGCGCGCGCTGTCGAGCGCCAGGTCCGTGCGCTGGACGACGACGAGCTCCTGGCCGGCGGTCTGGACCACGCGCATGGGCAGCCCGATCTCCCTGGCCTTTTCAACCGTCTTGTTGCCCGCGATCACTTTCCCGTCGCGGTCGACGACGACGCTCCGGCCGGCGCCCAGCCTGCGGAGGCTCTGCTCCACGGCCTTGCGCCCGCGCACGGTGCCGCGGTTGGGGTTGGCGTCGTCCAGCTCGAGCTCTGCGAGGTCGTGCAACTCGCGGGCCGGCTTGCGTCTGCGCTCTGCCATCGCTAGGCCTCCTCGAACATCTGGGCCAGTGCATCGATCACGCGGCTTCCGCGCGTGTCGATCTCCATGGCCTCCCTGCGCTCCGCGAGCGCGTCGTCGATGGTGCGGACCTGGCGCAGGAGCGCCTCTCGCACGGCGCGCTGCTCGCCGGTGGAGAGCCTGAGCCCCGGGTCGCGCTCGAGCTCGGCCGCCAGTGCCGCGCGGATCTGAGCCGCCGCGATGGCGCGGGCGACGTAGCCCACGAGCACGTCCTGCCTGAGCCGTTGATCGCCGATGCCGCTGGACACGGTCCACCTCCCACGAAAGAGGCCCCACGCATGGCGGCGCGGGGCCTCGAGGAGCTCTCCCTGATCGGGTGATGTACTGGCAGGCGCGAGGTTGCCCGCCAGCGCCGCCACTGTCAAGAGCTTTGATCCTCCCGCGCCGCGCCGTCCTCGGGCTCGCCCGGGGATCGCGGCTCCTGGCTGGCGAGCTGCTCGTCCATGCTCGGCCGCACGGGCAGCCTGCGCACGTTGGTCGTCGGCAGCGGGTTCCCGGCCGCGTCGACCAGGCGATTGTCGGGCACGAGCAGGTCGCCGGCCTTCATGCGCTCCTGCATCTCCGCGACGGCCTGGCGGTCCTCTGCGACGTGGCGGGCGTACTCGGAGCGGCTCCGCTTGAAGCAGCGGTCCGCAAGCTCCAGCGCCTCCTCGAGCAGCCCGCTCGTCACCTCCGCACGCGCGCCGCCGAGGCTCGTGCTCCCGGCGAGTAGCGCCTGGAAGATGCCGCCCGTGAGGCGCATGAAGTCGTTCGCCGTGAAGCCGACACCGCTGTCGACGATCTGGACGAGCTGCACATGCGGCCCCTCGGGCAGCGCCTGCTGCGGTGCGCGGGCATGGTGCGCGCGGGCTTCGGGCGGCTGCCTTCGGCTCCTGTTTCCCATCGCGATCTCCTCTCGACGTGAGGGGCGCCGGCGCCGGCCCCACCAGCAACCGGCGCCCCGGGGGGGGGATTACTTCTTGCGCGTGCTGCGCTTGGCCGCGGGCTTGCCCTTGCCGCTCGCCGCCGGCTTGCCGGCGGGCTTGCAGGGCTCCGCGCTCTTCGTGCTCATGTCGACCACCCCCTTCTGCTCGCTGGGTTTGACCAGCGTGGGCCCGGTCACCGGGTGCGCGATCCAGGAAGCCTCCGGCTCGCCGTCCGCGAAGGGGAGCGGTTCGCCATCCTCGCTCACGACGATCCGCACGCCGGGCTGCCCGCAGCCGGGGCACGAGAAGGCCTGGTCCGCGTGCGTTGGCACCGTCTTGACCTTGGCCACGGGGTCCATGCCGCAGTTGCTGCACATCGCCTCGTAGAAGCCGGGCGCCACGAGCTTCTCGGCGCGGCCCTTGCTGCCGACGTCGGCCGGGAGGGGGCTGCGCACCATCGGCTTCTCGCCGGCCGCGGGCGCGGCGGCCTTGCCCGGGTCCTCGCCCTCCGCGGCGAGCGCGAGCTCGTGCTGCGGGAAGGCCTGCGTCGGCACGCCGCCCGACTGGTGGCAGACGCGCCGGTACTGGTGCAGCCAGTCCTCGACGGCGGCCGCGAGCTTGGCGTGCGGGCCCTCGCCGGGCGCCTGGTGCCAGAGCACCGCGGCCTCGACGAGGCGGATGACGCTGCGGTTGGCGCCCTCGTCGGCGCCGAGGATGGGGAAGAGCTTGACGGCCTCGGCCTTGAGGTCGTCGACGCTATCGGCCTGGATTACGATGCGGCTTGCCACTACGGGCTCCTCTCGATCGAGCGCCGCCTGGCGCTCCGGGTTTCCGACACGGCGGGCTCGCCAGCCGGGATCTCGCGCAGCTCGAGCTGGGGGCTTTCTGCCTCCGCCTCGGGCCGGCTGAACTCCTCACGGATCCACGGGCCACCGGGCCCGTCGACGGGCTTGCGCTCGCGCACGCCCACGAAGCAGCGGTCGGGGTAGATCGCCGCCGCGACCTTGACCTTGAGCCGCGAGTCCTCCGGCCAGTAGGCGCCGGCGCGGGTGACCGGCCCGCCCTTCTCCTCGCGGTAGTTCTTCGCGCCCTTCACCTCGTGGTACTCGTACTCCATGCTGGGCAGGAGCACCTCGAAGTCCGGGGTGTAGGTGGTCTTATCGTCGATCCCGAGCCGGAAGCGGACGCACTCGAAGCGCCACGCCAGGATCTCGCCGGCCTGGCGCAGGCGCTCGAGGTGCTCCGCGTAGCGGCGCTCGGTGCGGTTGGTGACGCCGGCAGACGGGCGGTAGGCACGGCCGCGCCCCCACCGGGGGTGACCGGGCATCAGCCCATGTTCTCGAGGCTCGCGGGATCGCTGTTGCCGGCCACGCGCTTCAGGTCGCGCCAGCGCTCGAGCGTGGCGTCCGGATCCTCGCCGCGCGACTCGGCGCCGAAGAGGAAGGTCTCCGCGGCCTGGATGGCGCGCGGCTCCTTCATGCCCGTGTCCATGGCGATCTGGACCATGGCCTGGCGCACGTTCTCGCGGCGCTCGAGGTACTCCTGGCTCGGCTGGCCGGCCGCGGGGCGGACGTAGCCCTTGGGCTGCGCGCCCTTGGCCGCCGCGGGCTTGGCGCCGGGCTTGCCCGTGGCAGGCGGCGCGAGCGGGCGCAGCTGCCCGTTGGGCATCCGGCGGCCGACCTCGTGCGTCTGGACCACGCCTTCGGCCGTGACTTCGAAGGCGTCGGCGAAGGCGAGCATCACGCCGATGGCGTTGGCCGCGCCGGCCGGGGTGTTGTAGGGCCCGGCGAGGCGCTGCGGGGCGCCGAGGATGAGGTACTTCCCGTCCGGCTGGGGCGCGAGCCGCAGCAGGCGGGAGAGGTTGATCCGGCGCGCCGCCATCTCGGCCTCGCGCTGCGGGTCGACGAGCTTCTGCGGGAGACGGTCCACCATGGCCTACACCTCCGTCGCGCCGCGATCGGCCATCCGCTCGGCCTCGAGCGCCGCCTCGGCCTCCGCCGCCAACGCGCCGCCGCGCTCCGCGGCCAGCGCCTGCTCCTCCGGCGTGCGCTCGAGCGTGGAGCCCTCCGCGCCGGTCTTGCCACCGTTGGGCGCCTCCAGCTCGGCCAGCTGCTCCTCGCTGAGCACGCCCGCGCGGTCGGTGCCGAAGCCGGTGCGGCAGTAGGGGCCCCACGCCTGCTCGCACCGCTCGGTGCTGGGGAAGGCGCTCATGGGCAGCTTCAGCGGGTTGAACTCGCGGCGGCTGCCGGCGTTGATCTCGCCGGAGGCCTCGAGCTGGAAGTGCACGGTGGCGCCATCGGGCGTGGTGAACTGCGCCCAGCCGTTGCCGAAGGTCACGAAGAGTTCCTGCTCGTCCATCGGGTTCCCTCCTGGGGTTTGGTGCGCGCTGCGCGGGGCTGGTATAGCCCCGCCCCGCCGGCGCCGTCAACGTGAATTGCGAAAGAGATCCGCCTTCGGGCAGCGCGCGTGGTGCGGCGCGTAGCCCCAAACCGCCTCGCCGCCGGCGCGCACCTGCACCACGCGCCCCGTGGGCTCCACCACCATGGCGCCGGTGTCCTCGCCCGGCCGCCAGGTCCGCGGCGGCGGCTCGCACGGGATCGGGCGGCCTGTGGTGGCGCTCTTGATCCAGACCAGCTGCGCGCCGCAGCCCTTGCACGTGCTCATGGCCGCGCCACCAGCTTGAGCCGGAAGCGGCCGCGCGGCAGCACCTCGGTGACCACGTAGTCGTGGCCGGCGATGGTGAAGCCGTCGCCCACGCGCAGCGGCCGCACCTCGCCGGGCGCCCACGGCACGCGCACGCCGCTCGCCGGCTTGGAAGCCGGGCAGCCCGCATTGTGGGTTCCGTCCGGCGCCCCGCAGTGCTCGCACCACGCGATGGGCTCGCTACGATTCTCCATGGCCCTCTCCTTCGGGCTTGAGGTCCCAGAGCAGCCGCACGGCCATTGCCGCCACCTGCAGCGCCTCCTGCTGCATGCGCTCGCGGCTGCCCCCGTGGTAGGTCGCATCGAGCGCGGCCTGCACCAGCTCGCCGGCCTCTTCTGCCACGATGGCCGCCTGGTGAACCAGATCCTCCGGCCAGCCTGGGTGCTGCTGCGCGGCACGGTTGAACTCCTGCCAGATCGCGCCTTCGATCCTCGATGCCGGGATATCCACCGCGCCTGGCAAGCAGCCATTCCAGAAGTCGATCACGGCAGCCACCCCCTACAGCGAGGCCCACGTGGCCGGGTTGGTGTAGGCGTGGACGTTGCACGTGGAACCGCCGACCGCCGGCCGCTCCGCGTAGGCCAGGCCCACGATGAGGTTGCGGCCAGCCGCGATGCTGAGCAGGTCCGCGAAGACCTCGCGGTAGCTCGTGCCGCCGGCATAGCCGCCGTAGCGCTCCTGCTCCGGGCGCGTCGTCGCCCAGGTCTCGCCGTCCGCGCGCAGGCCCTTCACGAGGACCAGGTCGCCCTCGCGCGCGACGCTCTGCAACTCCTGCGGCCGGCACCAGTCGCCGAAGCCCTCCCACAAGCGCGTGCCGTGCCGCCGCCAGCCGCCGTTGACCACCAACTGCTGGTTCATGCGCTTGAGCAGCCAGATCAGCGTCGCCTCTTCCTGCTCCATGCGCGCGCGCTGCTCCTGCATCCACTGATCGGGCGAGCCGTCATAGCCGGGCCAGACGATGCGCCGCTGCTCGAGCGCGAGCAGCCACCACTCGACGCTCTGGAAGTCGTCCACCAGCACGCCGGCCTGCTGCGGGTTCTCGCGGCAACACTCGAGGATCTCCGCGAGCAGGCGCCCGGCGTGCTCGCCGTCGATCAGGTAGGGCCACGGGCCCTTGGGGCTGCGGACCTCGGGCAACCCAGGCGTGAGATCCATCGGGCCCGGCTGCCAGTAGTCGCATGACGGCCGCGCCCGGTATGAGCAGCCCCATCGGTCGAAGTAGCGCAGGAGCTTCGGCATCAGCTGCGCCTGCCGGTAGCGCTGCCAGCGGTCGCTGATCTCGACCATGGCCTGGCCCTCCACCACCACCAGGTCGTTGGCCAGCACGTCGCGCTCCTGGACGCGCTTGGCAGCTGCCGTGCCGCCGCCGGAGTAGAGAAAGCACACTGAGCGCATGAGCGCCTCCTTGCGTTGGGGGCCCGGTGGCGAGAGCCACCACCGGGCCCCGCCGGGGTTGTGCCTAGAAAGGCAGGTCGTCCTCGTCGTCCGCCACGTAGCCGCGATCGCCGCCGCCTTGCTGATGCTGCTGCGCGGCCGCCGCGGGCTGGCTCGCCGGCGGCTGCGTGGCCGCCTGCGCCTGGGGCTGCGCGGCCGCGGTCGCCACCGCGGCATCCCGCGCGCCGATCATGAACCAGCGGCTCACCAGGATCTCCGTGGACCAGCGCTTCACGCCGTCCTTCTCCCACTCGCGCGTTCGCAGGTTGCCCTCGAGCCAGACCTGCTGCCCCTTCTTGCAGTAGCGGGCCATGTTCTCGGCGGCCTTGCCGAAGAGCACAACGTGGTGCCACTCGGTGTGATCCTGCCAGGCGCCATCGCGCTTCGTGCGCTCGTTCGTGGCGACGCTGACGTTGCAGACGGCCGTTCCGCTCTGCGCGTAGCGGAGCTCGGGGTCCTTGCCCAGGTTTCCGATCAGCTCCACGCGGTTCAGTCCGATGGCCATGCTACTTCACCTCCACGATCTCGAGCTGCACGGCTCCGGTTTCGCGCACGTCCTCGACCCACACCTGCAGGTCGTGCTCGCGCGCGAGCTCGTCCAGGTATCTCCGGCTCGCCAGGTCGAGCACCGAGCCGTCCTTGATGCGCAGGAGCCTGAGCTCAGGCTGGCCCATCCTGGCGAGGGCGCAGGCCACGCGCAGGCGCTGCGAGGTGCTGAGCTGCGGGAAGACGACGCCGCCGACGACCAGCTCGCCGTCCTCGCTCACCTCGAGGCCGCGGATAGGCAGCTTGCGGCGCACCTTGACCATGAGCGCCTCGCGGGCCGCGCGCGCCTGCGCGAGCGCTTCCTCTTCGCGCGCGACGATGGCGGCCTGCTTATCGACGCTCTCGTGCTCGCGGACGAGCCGGTCGACGTCCAGAACCGTCGAATTGTGCTGCCGCACCCGCTCGATCTCCTGGTCGATCGCCTCGAGGCTGCCAGCGGGCTCCGGCACTGGCTTCTCGAACACCTCGAGCCGCTTCTGCAGGTCCTTCCGCTCAGCCACCAGGTTGGCGCGCTCGGCATCCAGGCGGTTGATCTTGTCCTCGATCTGAGCGATGCGCTGCTTGGCCTCGTGCGCACGAGCCACCATCGTGCTGCGGGCGCCAAAGGCCTTGAGCAGCGCGTCGCGCTTGGCCTCGAGGTCCGCCAGGTCGATGGGCTCGATCCGCTCGTCCGCCTCGAGGAGCCGCGCCGCCGCAGGCAGGTAGGCCTCGAGCTCGCGCAGGCGCACCCGCATCTCCTCGAGCAGTCGGCCCTCGACGCGGCGGCGGTCGTAGGATGCCCGCTGCCGGCCCTCGATCTCGTCGAGCTCTTCGTGCACGCCGGCGACGGCGAGCACTGCGTCGCGGCGCTCGCGCGCCGTGCCCGAGCACCAGGCCCAGGGGTCCATGGCGATCGCGTTCACCAGCCCGTCGAGCAGCTGCTGCGGGCGGGCGAGCGTCGCCCCGTCCGCGCGCGTCACCGTGAGCGATGCGCCCTCGGCCGTGATCCGCCGCCGGACCGTGTCGCCGTTGTCGAGCGTCAGCTCCACCGTGGCGGCCTCGGCGCCGTTGCGAATCACGCCATCCGGGATCGCCCGCTTGCCGGCGAGCGCGAAGAGGATCGAGTCCAGGACCGTGCTCTTGCCGGACCCGCCGGGCCCGACGACGTAGATCACCGGAACGTCCGGCGGCGGTTCGAGCGTGAGGTGCTCCAGGCTGCGCACGTTGCGCAGCTCGAGGCGTTGGATCTTCACGTGGTCTCCTTCGGCCCCAGGTTGGCGAGGATGCCCGTCAGGGCCTCTCCCGCGGTGGTGAAGTCGGCCGACGCGCGGGCCCCTGGGGCTCTATCCGCCCCGCCCGCCGGCCCTCTGGCTGCCGCCGCCTGGCGGTCAGCTCGCACTTTGTTGCGCTCGAGGCGCGCGTGCTCGTCGCGGCGCCACTGCTCGCGGGCCTCTTCCTCCGGCGATCGCCGGGAGGACTCCGAGCGCCAGCGGGCGTGGAGCTGCTGGGCGTGCTCGCGGAACTTCGCGCCGATCCCGCCGCGGGCCAGGAGCACCGGCCCCCAGTGCGGGTGGCGGGCGGCCCAGCGGATGACCTCGACGAGCTCCGGCACCGGGTACTGGCCCGCCACCACGCGGAGCGCCTCCGCGTCGTGCATCGTGAAGGTCGGCCGCGCCGCCGGATGCGCAGCCCTCAGTTCTGCCTGGAGTAGGCGCCCGAGATCGACGCCGACCGCAGGGGGCGCCGGATCCGGGCCTGCGAGCTCTGCAGTGGCGTCCGAGCCGGCGATCTGGGGCACCGGCGCCAGCGAGGCGGTCGCGGGCGCTCCTGGCGCCTCAGGCTCGACCGGTCGAGAATCGACCGCTCGCACACGCGGCCCGCCGTTGTCGTTGTCGTTGACGTTGACGTTGTCTTTGACATTGGGGATTCCAGACGGCTGGCACTTGGATGCCGGATGGCTGCCAAGTGGCTGCCGGTTGGCTGCCAAGTGGCTGCCATCGGGCGGCCCAGGATAAGTGCTTGGCTTATAGTCCCTTGCGCGGACCTTCTGGAAGTCGGCCCAGTCGTGCAGCTCGCAGTAGCGGGCGCCGCCGGCCATGTAGGTGCGGATGAGCCGCCGCTCCTCGAGCGTCGCGAGGTAGCGCTCGACCTCGTCGACGGGGCGAGGCTGGCCCTCGACGAGCAGGTAGGCCTGGGCCGCGAGCACGGCCGGCATGATGGGCAGGCGCCCGTCATCGTCGGCGTGGTCGACCAGGTACTGCCAGAGGGTGAAGGCCGGCAGGCCGATCTTCTCGTGCTTGTGCGAGTCGCTCCACACGCCAGGGTAGTGGAGCCGCGGACGGACCTTGTGCGCCATGTTGAGCTCCTCGGGCGGCACCCTGCCATGGCCTCCGCCCCGCGTCCAGCAGGAAGTTGGGAGCCCGCCGCGGGCTCGCACTCGCGCGCGCCCCACGCCCGCGTTCCCCGCGGGCTCCCATGTGGCCCAGGCTGGACTCGAACCAGCCCCGCCGGGCGCAACATCCCGGCGGCCTCCCGCGCTGAGCCAAGGCGCCGGCCTCAGCGGCCGGCGCGCGCTCTCATTCCCCCCTGCTCATCCCGCGCAGGCGCTCGGCCGTGCCGGAGCTCCCCCTGCGCTCAGAAGCTGCCGAGCCGAGCTCATGTGACGTGGCGTCGGCACCCTGGGGTTGGCCCGTCTCGGCATTCTCCCACGCGGCCTCGCTGATGGGCCGCCAGTCCTGATCGCTCCACTCGATCGGCCGCGCCGGGTCCGCGCCCTGCGCGAGCTCCTGCGGCTCGCCGGCCTCGGAGCGCTCGTCGAGCTGCATCGCCATGCCCATCTCCACGCTCGTGGGCACGTACTTGAAGGCGCGCCGCGTTGGGCTCTTCGCGCACATCTCTGCGAAGTGCGTGAGCCACGGACCCTGGTAGGGCTTGCCCCTCGATCGCTTGGCGTGCTGCTGCTTGACCCAGGCGAAGACCTCGTCCAGCTCGTGGCGCTCCATGACCTTCGGCACCTCGTGCCCGCCGGCCAGCACCGGCACGCAGTAGGCCGCCACCAGCTCGCCGCGGTCCTGGCCGCGGTAGGGCTTGTGGTGGACGAAGGGTTTCCCGCCGAGCCCGTAGTCGAACTCGTCGCGGTCGTAGACGGCGTGGGCCACGATGCGCTCGACGCGCGGGCTCCGGTAGCCGAGCTCGACGAGCCCGCGGTAGCCCAGCACGAGCTCGACGTCGTAGCCCTGCCGGCGGCTGCTGTAGAAGGGCAGGAGCCAGGCGTGCCCCAGGTGCCGGCCGGGCTCCAGACCGATCTGCGCGCAGGCGACGAGCGCGCCCACGAGGCTCGGGCCGGTGCAGGCCAGCAGCTGCGGCGTGCGTCGCACCTCGTTGTAGGCGATGCGGATGAGCCGCTCCGCGTTCAGGTGCTTGGGCAGCAGCGAGTCGATCTGCTTCTGCTGCCGCTCAAAGAGCTGCCCCAGCGTGACCACCGGGGCGGGCGACTGTGGGGCGCCGGCGGCGGCGCCCCCTTCGACGGTTGCCATGGTGAGCTCCTCTCGATCGGGTTACGCGCTCACGGCCCGCCAGTTGGGCCGGAAGACGCGGATCTCTTGCTGGCGCGCGAAGGCCTTGGCGAGGTCCGGATGCGCCTCGCTCAGGGCCTTGCCGTCGAGCGTCGTGCGCTTCTCCACCTTCCACGTTGCCAGGGATCGGCCGCTCGGGTCAAGTAGCTGCCCGGCTTCGCCCATGGCGCTCTTCACGGTCAGCTCGAGCGCGGATTTCTTCGCCTCGACCGCCTCGAGCTGCTCGCGGACGGCCTTGAGCTCCATGAGCGCCTGCAGCACCGCGGGGCCGGCGACCGTGCTCGCCACCGTGTTGCGCGGCCAGCGCATCGCCACGTCCTCGAGGTCGCGCGGCTCCGGCGGCCGGCGGTCGACGACGCGCTGCCAGAACTCTGCGAGCATCGGCACCATGGCGCCGATGACCTTCTCGTCGCGCAGGACGAGATAGGCCCGGTAGTCGCGCCCGCCGATGAGGCTGGACATGTGCCAGCGCTCCCAGCCCGTGACGGCCAGGTAGTGCTGGACCTGGATGTAGTAATGCTCGGGCACGAAGGCGGCGGATCCGGCATCCACCACGCCGGGCGGCCCCCACTCGTGCGCGAGGTGGTGCCCGGCCGTCTTGCCCTCCCAGCCCTCGGGGAATCCCTGCAGGCGCCGATCGATGTGGCCGAGCAGGAAGGGGTGATCCGGATGCTTGAAGGTTGCGCCGACGCGGCGCAGCGGCTGCCCAGTATCCTGGGTCCATCGATCCGCGAGCGCGCCCTCGAGAACCTCGCCCCAGTAGACGGCCTCGTTGCCGCTCAGGTCCGGCTCTTCGGCCTCGCCGACCTTCTCGAGGTAGAGCTGCAGCGGGCTCTTGTAGGGGTGCAGCCCGAGGGCCGCCGCCGCGTCACTTCCTCCGATGCCCGCGCGCCGGGCCTCCCGTTGCTCTGCTGTCAGTGCCATGAGCTCCTCCGTTGAGTTGGCCGAGCTGCTCCAGCAGCTCGGCTTCGGTGATGCCAAGCCAGGCAGCCAGGCTCGCCGGGTTCACGCGCCAGTGGTTCCGGGCGATCTCCACGCCCTCGAGCGCGTGCTCGGGGTCGCGGAGGTAGGCCACTACGGTCCGCGGATCCTCGATCCCCAGGAGCGCGGCCACCTGCTTGGGCTTCGGCCAGTGGTAGTTCATGGCCGCGGACGCTACCGGGCCGGCCCGCCGGCTGGCAAGGTAAATCTGCGCGGTTCTGGTCGAAAATGGGCGAAAATCCGTTGAACACGTGGGCGCCCGCCGGGTAGATTCCCGCGAGCCGGCCGAGGTGGCCGGCTCGAACCGAGGAGCTCGACATGGCAGAAACCCCTTCGAACGGCGACCGCCCCGGGCTGGCAGCCGCCCGCCTGGAGCGCGAGATCCGCGACGCGATCGCGCAGTATCTCTGGTATCTGAAGGAGAACGAGGCGTGCGGCGGCATACTCACGCGCGAGCACGAGCTGGCGCTGGCGCGCTTCGCGCTGATTCGGATCTCGGACGCGATCGGCCTGGCGACGCGCCGCGGGTTCCCGATCAACGACACCTTCCGCCAGAAGATGGTGGGCCAGTATGGGCAGGAGACGGTCACGAACCACGCCGCCCGCTTCGACCTGCTGCTGCGCGGCGAGCCGGCGACGGACGATGCGATGGTGTTCGCGCGCAGGCGCGTCGAAGAGCTGCGCGCGGCGCAAGGCGTGGCCTACATCGCCGCGCCCGGGCACTGCGCCACCGCGGATGATGACGACCCGCACGGCAGCCAGGCCAGCGACGGGGGGTGCTGAGCATGGCGATCAAGCCAACCGAACTCGCGCGGCGGTTCTCCAACGCCAAGGTCAGCGCCTACGTCTGTGGCTGCCAGGTGCCGCTCGTATCGCCCGCGACCAGCGGCACGCCCGCTCGCGAACTCCGCATGATGACTTCGCAGGATGCGTTCGCCATCGAGAAGGCCCTCGAGCACTACGCCAAGCTGGTGGAGGCCCTCGGCATCCGGCCGGCATGGGAGCCCGAGAGCGTGGAGGTGAAGCAGCTATGAACCGCCGCACCGCACGGGCCTGGGCCTTGCGCGAGCTTGCAACCTTTGCCGATGGCCTGGCCCATGATGCCGAGGAGGGCGCCGCGGGGCTCGAGCGCACCGAGGGCGCCAAGGCGGCCAGGGAGCTCCGCGAGCTGGTCGCGGCAATGCACGCGCGGGCGTTCCGCCTCGAGCGCTCGCAGGGGGAGTCTTGAGCTGGTGGCGCCGGCGGAAGCCGGCGTCGTCGAAGAGCCTCTATGCGATCTCGCCCGAGCGCGATCCTCGATGCGCGACGGTTCCGCCGAGCGTGCGCCAGCCATCGGTCCGCGAGGTGGACCAACTGGTGCAGCTGGTTGGGCAACTCCGCCGCGAGCTCGCCACCGCCACGGCGGCCGCCGGCGTGCGCGAGGAGCAGCCGCTCTGGCTCGCCAACGTGGCCAGCGCGCTGCGCGCGGCCGCGGAGGAGCTCGCCGGCGCGCACGTGCGCGAGGGCGCCTACCTCGATCGCGCCACGGGCAACCTGCGCTTTCAGGAGTGCCCAGGCTGCCCCACCTGCCAGCGCGTGCTGCCGCAGCTGCGCGGCGCGCTCGAGCTTGTCCACGCCGCGATCCGCGGAGGCCAGCATGCCGACACGTGAGGCCCCGCGCGTGCGCAATGAGCAGGCCGTGCTGCTCTGGCTCGCCTATGAGCAGGACCGCCGGCGAAGCGGTGGCATCCCGAGCGGGCTGCCCCTGGTGCGCCGGCACCATCCGAGCGAAGGCCCCGACGAGTTCACCATGCATGAGATAGAAGACCAGTGCTGGAGCTTCTGGCAGGTGCGTGGCCTGCGCGCCTCCCGCGGCACCATGGTGCGCGCCGCGTGGCGCGTGATGGGGCCGCCGGACCACCGGCAAACGAGCGAGCGCAACGGACTGCGGCCCGAGCACCTGCTCGGCAAGGTGACATGCCGCGTGCCAGAGCGCTGCCGATTCACGGTGTTCAAGTACTCGGCCACGCCGGCCGATCTCATCGCCGCCGCCGGCTCCGGCTGGCGGTCAATCCCCCATGGCAAGAAGCCCGAGGAGGCCTCAGCATGAGAACCCGATGGGACTACGATCCGCTCTTCGCCGGCGCGCTGCAGCGCCTCTGGCGCAGCCCCTACTTCCGGCTCGCCGTGGTGGCGGTCGACATCTTGCTGCTGCTGGCCCTCGCCAACGGCCTAGACTAGGGGGCCTCATGCGCGCCGACCCCAACTGCCTGCGTGCGCTCGCACCGGGCCTGCTCGTGAGCCTCGCCATCGTCGCGCGCGCCGCGCCACCAGGTGGAATGGTGCGCGTGCTCTACCCCGGCGGCGCGACGTGGCAGGGGTGGAGCGATAGCGCACAGCCCGCACCAATGCGAGAACTGCCCGACTCCCTGCGCCTGCGCATTGAGGCCGGCGACGAGGATCTGCTCAAGCAGGAGCTGCCCAACACCGGCTGGCGATACGTTCACGCGGCCTGCGACAGCGTAGGCCTGATGCTGCCAGTGGCGAGCGATGGATCCGGGCGCCACCTCTCGCCGAGCGGCTGGGTCCGCCACTACTGGATCGCCGGCTGCCTGGTGGCCATGCGCGAGCTCGAGGTTGATGGCGAGTGCAGGCTCCAGGTAGTGCCCACCTGGAGGCCGAGCCCGAGCCCGAGCTACTGCGAGGAGCGGTAGGTGTTGCCCGTGGCCGGAGCGCCATCGAAGCGCGAGGGCCGCATGGTCCGTGGCGAGCGTGGAGGGCTTGGCGCGGGCGATTGCTAGACGTCAATAACCCGCGGTCCGCAGCCGCGGGCAACCTCTACCGGCGCGTGCGGCGCCACGAGAAGGGCCCGGCAGCATGGAGGCTGCCGGGCCCGCTCTCTCTCACCACTCCCGCGCTCAGCTCTCCGGCGTTGGCGCCTTGCCCTTGCGCGCAATCTTCTCGGCGCTCCGGCCGGCGATGGCCACGCCGAGAATGGCCATGTTGGCGTACCAGTACTCCTCGGGCAGCACCACCGAGGTGGGCTCGTGCCGGAGCGCTGGCACGCCGTAGCAGAGCAGCATGGTGAGCACGAATTGCAGGCCCACGATGGGCCGCCAGCTGCGGCTCAGCAGGTTGCCGTGCTCCTGCTCGGCCACCTGCACCGCGTGCTGGCTCTTGAGCCTGTCCGTCTCCGCCTGGTAGAGCCGCGCCTCGAAGTCCTGCTGCGCCTGGAGCAGCTGGGCGCGGATCAGCAGCTTGCGCGCCTCGAGCTCGCCCTTCTCCTCGCCGCTCGTGTGCAGCTCGTCCACCATGCGCAGCGCGGGCTCGAGGATACCGCCCGCCGCTGCCTTCACCACCTCGAGCAGGCCCATGGCCGCCTCCTACTTGCTGAGCTTGGCCTTGAGCGCGGCGCCCAGGCCGCTCTCGCGCACCACGTCCACGGCCGCCTGGCCGTAGATGTAGGCCGCCAGCAGGTTGATGATCTGCTCGACCGTCTCCGAGTGCTCGGGGCCGGCGAGCTGGAGCACGAGCGCCACCACCACGCCGCCGATGGCCACGAAGAGCTTGCGCGAGATCCACTTCTTGAGCGAGTCCATGCCAACCTCCTGCGTTGCTGGCCTAGTGCCAGTTCTCGTTATTGCCGCCGTTTGGGTCCTCCACGTGCTGGCCGGGGTTGCACTGCACCTTGGCCACGATCACCACGTCGAGGCTCTCGTAGCCGCCGAGCGTGGTGTTCGAGACGGTGATGATCTCCCAGCCGGCGTTGAGGTAGGCCGCGATGCGGTCTACCACCGTGTTCCACATGCCAGCAGCTGCCGCCACGCGCTGCCAGCTCACCACGTAGCCAGGATGCCCTGCCATCGCTAAACCTCCTCCGGCTTCACAGCCTCGAGCGGCGGCTCCAGCAGCAGCACGTCGAGCCGCTCCGCGAGCCAGCGGTTGAGAGCCTCGCACGTGGCGCGCGGCACTTCCTCGAGCACGTAGCCGGTGGCGAGATGGATCTGGCCAAACTCTCCGCGGCTCGTGATCTGCACCAGGCCCACCTGCTCGGGCCGGTGCAGGTAGTGCATGACCGCGCGGAGCTCGAACACAAAAGCAGCCCCTCTAGGCATGAGATCCTCCTAGTAGCTCCAGAGCGCAGGCCGTGGGGCCTCCTCCGCTCTGAGGGTATCGAGGTGCACGTAGCGGCCGCCCCACGGGCCGCGAGCCATGATGCCGATGCCGGAGAATCCGCGAGCGAGGGCGCCCTGCACGATCCGATAGGCCTGCTCGCCAGCCACTGCCACGTCCACCGCCTTGCCCAGCGTGTGCGGGCCGGAGCCGGCGCTCGAGCTGGAGCCGACCTGCGCGTCGTGCTTCGGGCATCGATACGCGCTGTTGAGCTTGAAGGGAAAGCCGAGCTCGCGCCGCAGCGCCTGCAGCATGTCCATGAAGGCCTCGTCCATGAGCGCCTCGCCGCAGCCGCAGTGGCAGGTGAGCTCCTCGCGCGAGAAGTTGGGCCATCGCGTTGGCGTGCTCACTTCCGCTTCTCCTCCTCGTGCTCGTGGTAGCCGAATGGGCAGTTGGGATGGGCGCAGCTGCCGTGCTCGTCGATCCGCTTGACTATCGTCTCCAGCCTGATCAGTCGCCCCCGGTGCGAGAAGTGCGAGGCCACCACGACCACGAGCGTAGCGCCCGAGGAGAGCAGCAGCTCCGGGCTCATGTTGAGCGCTGCGCTGGCGAGGGCCAGTGCCGTGAAGGGGTCGAAGGAGCCCATCAGCATCAGCGCCTCCACGGCTAGAGCGCCCACTCGCTCGTCAGATAGCTGGTCACGGCCTCGCGCTCGGCCGTGGAGTGGTACCTGCCGGCCAGCATGATCTCAAACAAGTAACCCTTCAAGTAGTAAAAGCCGATAGCCTCGGAGCCGAGCACCACCGCCGCCGTGCCATCGTTGCAGCTCGCCACGTTGGCCGAGCTCACGCCCAGCAGCGTGGCGCCGCGGTAGGCCTCCACCTTGCCCGCCGGCGACCATGCCATCACCAGCAGCTCGGCCGTGCTGCCCATGGCGTAGGCCACCTGCTCGGTGGGCGCGTAGCTGCCCAGCGAGCTTTGCACCGTGGCAATGTCCGGCCGCAGCGTCCACTCGTACTGCCCGAGGCCGAACTTGCTTAGGTAGGCCTGCAGCATCGCCTTGCTGCTATCGCGCAGCCCCACCACGTACACCGTGAGCCCCGCGCTCGGCCAGCCGCGGGCCTCGTTCGTGTGCACTTCGAGGTCGCCCAGCGAGAGCAGGTCGTTGGAGCCATCGAACCAGAGGCCCGGCTTCCCGTTCTGCACCGCCGTGCGGTAGAGCGGCTGATAACTGCCGGTGGCCTGCTCCGCCTGCGCGTAGGCCGCGCCGCGCACGTCCGGCCACGCCGCCAGCGGATCGGTGTCCGCGTAGCCGCTCAGCGCATCCACCTTGCCCCACCAGCGCAGGGAGTCCAGGACGGCCTGGTCGATGGTGGCGTGGCCCCGCAGCGGCGCCGCGCCGCCGGCATCCTCCGCGATCTCCTGCAGCAAGAGGCTCGCGCGCGCGCGGTCCGTGTTGTAGCGGTGCTGCAGCACGACGAAGGGTGCGGAGTACTTCGGCGAGGATCCGGTCCGCTCGGGCAAGAGCTGGCGGTCCGCGACTCGCACCACGGACCACGGCTCGAGCAGCGCGGCCTCCGGCTTGGTCACGCCGCCGAGGCTGATCTGGATGCGCGGCACGCTGCCCCGTGCCACGCGCCGCTGGACGTCGAGCGACGAGAGGCGGCGGTCCATGTAGCGGTTGGCCTTCATGCCCTTCGGCTTCTCTTTCCCGTAGAGCGCGACGCCCTCGGGGTCGGTCGCCACCGCCTTGCTGTGCGAGTCGCGCGAGAGCTCCAGGCCGGCATAGCTCACGCTGATGCGGTCGCCCTCGAGCACGGGCTGCTCTTCGTCCTCCGCGCTCGTGGAGCCCTCGCCCAGCGCCGCGAAGCTGAGCCCGGTTCCGCCAACCGGCGTGCTGCGGTTGCCCGGCGGGATCGTCAGCAGCACGAAGACCTCGGCGTTCGCCGCGACGGCCTCTTGTAGGCCATCCACGGCCGCGCCGTCGTAGAGGCCGCCGGCGTCGATGTACTGGAGCTCGATCCACTGCTCGTCGCTCGCGCCCACGCTCTCATCGGCGGTGCGCCTGGGGTAGACCTTGGTCACGCGGTACAGGCTCGCCGCGGTGCTGGCCGCGCCGAAGGCGACGAGGTTGCCGACGCCGATCGCATCCAGGCTCGACACGTGGACCCGCGTGTCACCGATGCTGGCCGCGGTCAGGACCTTGGCCATCCCCTTGGGCGTTCCGCTCGCGCTCGCCCCGGGCCAGCTCCACACGCCGTCGCCCTTCTTCTCGGTCCAGACGGGTGCGCCGGCAGAGTAGGCGAAGGCGAGCGCGGTCGCGAGCGTGACGACGCCCGTCGAGTAGTTCACGCTCGCCACCTCGAGCTCCGCGTCTCCGCTGGAAATCGTGAGGCGGTCGCCGGGGTCCAGCTCCTCGACGGTTTCCAGCGTGACAGTGAAGCCGCCGGCAGCCGCGTCGGCGGTCAGCGAGCTCGTGATCCTCCGCGCCAGGTAGCGGAAGGCCCACAGCGTCTGGCCGACGAAGGGATCGTCGCTCGGGCTCGGCGCGGTGACCATCCCGCCCTGGACGCAACGCAGCTCGAGCTCGACGGGATAGACGTCGAAGCCGGTGAAGCTCGGCACGAGGTTCCACTCGGAGTAGGGCCCGAGCAGGACGGTGATGCTCGGCTCGCTCGGCGCCAGGTTGCTGACGCTGCGCATCGCGTAGGTGCAGAAGGGCGCCAGGCTCCGCTTCGCGCTCTCATAGTCGGCCGGCGTGAGCGTGCAGGCCTCCGCGTCGCCATAGACGGGGTAGCGCCGCAGGACAGCCTCGCCATCGCGGTCGAGGTAGTACAGCGAGTCCGCGAGCTCGGTGGCCATGCGGATCGCCTCCCACTTGCTGATGCTGGACCCGTCGAGAAGCGGGATCCGGCCAGCATGCGTCTCGCCGTAGTACCAGGCCTTATACTCGCCCACGGGCCAGCGCTCGGGTCCGGTGAGCGGGAAGCAGGGCGAGCTCACGCCGCACACGCGCGCGTCGGCGCGGCTGCCGTTGTTGCCAACGGCCAGCGTTCCGATCCCGAGATAGGCATCGCCCAGCGGCACCGTGTCGCGGAGCACCAGGTTGGTCGACTGGCCGGGCTGCCAGGAGTAGAGCGCGCGGTCCGCCGGCGAGTAGAGCCAGACCAGCTCGCTCTCGTCCGTGTGCACCTCGCCCTCGAGCACGCGCGAAAGGCCCATTGGCGGCAGTGCAAAGCGCTGCTGCATCGGCGTGAAGCTCACGCCGCTGATGGCGTCGGCGCCCACGTTGTGCTGGAAGGCAAGCACGCCGAACCGGTAGGGGATGCCGACCCGCTTGTTGGTCTTGCTGAGCTGGCACTCCATGCGATCGAGGCAGGCCACGAGGCAGGAGTAGGTGGTGGTCGAGCCGCTGAACTGCTGGCGGCAGCCGAGCGCGACGGGCGTCCAGCGGCCCGCCCACGAGGCAGCGAGCGTGTAGCCCTTCTCGACGTAGGCGCCGCCCTCCGCGCCACCGTAGGTGAAGAGCAGGCCCTTCTGCCGCCCGCTCGTGGCGCTGAGGTCCGGCGCGGCGGCAACGTAGACCGCGCTGAGCGGATGGATGCCCACGCCGGCGCGCGTGCTCCGCCAGCTCGGGCTGCCGCCCTCGTTCGTGCCGTAGTAGTCCTGCCAGCCGTAGAGCAGGTATCCCTTCAGGTTGCTGTAGCCGTTCACGTCGCAGTGCACGAAGGTTGGCTGCGTGTGCGCGGCCAGCACCACGACGCTCCCGGCGTCAACGTGCACCTGCTGCGTGGAGCCGCGGACGAGGCCCAGGCAGACGTGCCAGCGGCTCGAGGCCGCGCGCTCCCAGGCGCACCAGGCCACGAAGAAGCCGAGGCCCGAGTCGTAGTCGCCGGCCACCGCCGGAAAGCTCACGTCGATGAGCGGGCCCTGCCCGAGCGAGTAGCGGGCGCCGCCCCAGTAGGGCGAGGCCGGACCCGAGCCGCCGTAGTCGAGGTCCAGCTGGTAGTAGCCGCGCCCGCTGCGCAGCATGGCGTCGTGGAACTCCTGCGCGGCCGGGAACGGCGTGTCCGGCAGCACGTCCCAGCTCTGGCTCGTCTCCTCGTGGTCCGAGTAGAGCGCGTCCGCGCCGCCCTCGGCCACGCTCTCCTCCGCCACGCGCTTGTAGGCCACCACGTCGAGCGCCTGGCCAACCGTGAAGTAGTACAGGTTATCGTTCGTGTCGCGCCGCCGGCTCTGGAGCGCGAAGAGGTACTGCGCGAAGGGGACGGCGAGGTTTTCGAGTTGCTCGTTGCCGGTCGTCGGCTGGCGGTCGCCGCCGTAGGTCGCGTGGACGGTGGCGCCGCCGTAGCCCGTGAATGGCGAGTGCCGATAGACCACGGGCGCGAGCGCGGGATAATAGCCCTGGTAGGCCACCGTCGTGCAGCCGGTGGGCAGGTTCGCCAGGTAGGTGGCCCGGTCGTGCTTGTAGAACGTCAGCGAGCGGCAGCCCTCGGCCTTCTGGTCCAGCGGCTGGTAGTAGCCCGAGCTCGTCGGCGTCTGCTGCACGTCGGCAACCTCGCGGATGCCGGCGAGCACCAGGTACCAGTTGGCGTTAGCGCCGGCGCCGCGGGCCCACCAGACCCGCAGGATGTCGTAGCTGCTCGACAGCGTGAAGGCCAGGCTCACCGCGGAATAGAGGCCCGTCTCGGGATCCCACTCATAGAGGCCCTCGTGCGTCGCGAAGCAGAAGACGCGGTCCGTCTCGTTCCAGCACACGTCGACGGCCTTGGCCGTCACCTGCGCGAAGCCCGCCGCCGTGTAGTCGCCCGGCCGGCCGAGCGAGCTGGCCCCGCGCTCGAGGCCGCCGCTGCCGTAGTAGTCGATCATGGCGCTCGGGTAGGTCAGCGCGCTCAGGTCATCAGGCCGCCGCAGTTTGTCGACGGCCAGCGTCCACGGCAGGTCCGTGTACCAGCCGCGATAGAGCCCGACCTCCGCAGCGTCGCCCTGCCGGAGCGGCTCGCAGAGGCTCTCCAACTTCAGCGACGCGACGCCGCTGCCATCCGTGATGAAGCCGCCCTGCTGCGCGATGCGGAAGGTGCCCAGCGTGAGCTTCTGGCTCGCCGTGACGAGGTAAAGCCGGGCGCGGCGGCCCTGCCACGTACCCTCCCAGACGCTACCGACCCGCGCGGGCTCCGTGAGCCACCAGCCGTCCGCGTTCTGAACGCTGACGCGCGAAGGCGGCGAGAGCAGCGCGTTGCCGCTCTCAGCCTCGGCCAGGTAGGACACCTCGCCAAGGCTGCCGATCTTCAAGCGATCGGTGACGTCGCGCCATGCGCCGGCGTTGTCCTCGAGGTAGAGCCGAAGCGCGGTGGCCACGCCCTACACCTCCTCCCACGCCAAGCTCATGTCGTAGCCGCCCGCGGAGCCGATGCCCCAGTTGGCGTTGAACGGCGTGTCCAGTGAGGACCCGCTGGCGTGCCAGTATCCGAAGAAGGGCAGCAGGCCGCCGAGGCCGAAGTCGATGCAGATCGGAACCGGGCCCGGGATGCTCGCGCCGAGACCTTCCTGCGACGCCTGCCAGGCGGTCAGCAGCTTCTGCGTGGTCGTGGGGTTCTCGCGGTACCAGCTCGTCGTGCAGCGGAGCTTGAAGCCCTCAGGGCTCACGTTCATGCGCTGCATCGCGCCCACCATGCTCCGGCCGTCGCGCACCCCGGGGCTCTGCATGCCGAGGCTCGGCAGCGCCGCCATGCGCACGGGCGCCACGTCCACGAAGTAGACCACGCCGACGTCGTCGTACTGCAGGCCATCGGTCGCGTTGAGCATCAGCGAGAGCTCGGCGATCCCAACGTGCGACGTGCCGCTCGGGCTCTTGAGCCCGATGTGCAGCTGCACGTAGGCCGTGTTCGAGTCCATCGCCGCTGCGGTGTGGGCGACCTGCCGCCGCCACTGCTGCGTTCCGCCGAGCGCGGTCCACGTGCTCGCGAGGTTGAACTCGACCATCCCCAGGTATGCGAAGGCCGACGAGTAGCAGGCCAGCGCCGCGCGGACGTCGGTTCCCGGCGTGAGCGCCGCGGTGCCGCTGATCGTCGCCGCCAGCGTGATCGCCTTGAGGTAGTGCGACGGGTAGAGCGCGGAGAACGGCAGCATCTCGGAGTGTAGCGTCTGGCTCAGGAAAACGTGGTCGTCGAGGTCCACCGTCGTGCTGTTGCCCGCCGTCGCCATGTAGAGGTGCGACGCGCTGAGGAATCCCGCCGGGTTCCAGCGGCCGGTGACGCCGTAGCCATGGTTCGGGATCGCGCCGTTGTAGTACCAGCTGCGGAATCGCGCCTGGTTCCACGTCTTGCCGTCCGGCCCGACCACGGTGCCGCTGAACTCCGCGGACGAGTAGTCGCGGAACTTCGGGTTGGGCAGCGGGATGCCGAGCGCGTAGCGCGGCGTGACGGAGGCGCTCAGCGGGAATTGAAGTCCGGCCCATGCGTCCATGCTACGCCACCTCCTCGCCGGCCGGCACGACGTCGCCGGCGTCCAGTGCTTCCTGAATGTCGCCGGCCCAGGCCTCGCGCTCGGAGCCGTAGTAGACGTTGCCAAAGACGTTCTTGACGATCGAGATGCTCGTGGGCGCCGTGCGCACCACGTTCACGCTGCGCCCGCGCGGGCTTCCGCTCGCGCCGCTGACGTCCTCGGCGTTGCCCGGCAGTTCCTGCGCCGCTGGCTGCGTTGCCAGCGCGTTGAGGTTGTGGCCGATCACGCCGGCGCCCGTGCCCGCGAGCGCTGCGACGCCGAGTGCCTTGGCGGCGGCCACGAAGAAGCCGGACGCCTGCGCGAGCGTGAGGCCCTGCGCCATCGCCGCGATGCCCTTGTAGGTGTAGACCGCCGCGTCGATCGTGGCCTCCGCGGCGCGCGCAATGAGGATCGCCTGCACCTCGCGGCCGACCGCCTCGAGGACGGCCGGCACGGTCTTGACCCGCTGGTTGGCCATCGCGTAGTAGGCGCTCGACAGCGCGCGCGTGGCGGCCTCCTCGTACTTGATCCAGTCCACGCGCTGCTTCGTCTCGCGCAGGTGGAACTCGGTGAGCAACTGCTGCGCGACGATCCGCTCCTGAGCGGTCGTCTCCTCCGCGTCGAGGATCTGCAGCAGATACTCGCGCTCCGTGCCCTCGCCGTGGAAGTAGTAGTCCTCGGCTGCGTCCTTCAGCAGCCGGTAGTGGTCGGCGTGGCGCTTGGAGACCTCGGCCTGGTAGTCGCGCAGCTGGCGAAGCCACGTCTCATAGGTCAGCCGGTTGCCATCGGTCATCTTGTCCTTGAACTGCAGCTTCATCAGCTCGAGGGCGAAGTAGTGATCGCGCTCCGCGCCCTGCTCGCGCCGGCGGCGCCGCGCCGCGAGCTCCGCGATCTTCGCATCCCAGGCCTGCTGCTCGGCCAGCGATCCGAAGCCAGGCCCGGGCTCCACGCCGGCGAACGGGTTGGGCACGGCGTTCTGCTGAGGCCGGTTCCAGATCCCGCGGCCACCGCCGACTCCCGCGCCGATCTGCCCACCGGTCATGAAGAAGAGCAGCTGCCCGACGCCGCCCTGCTTGAGGTGGAGCTCCATCGTCTGGAACATGCCGTCCAGCAGCGTGGCCAGCGCGCGCGCCGGCGGCAGCACGGTGTCGCGCAGCGTGAGGCCGAAGCTATCCGCGTGCGTGTGCAGGCGCGCGAAGACCGCCGATTCACCCTCGCCGGCGTAGGCGCCGATCGCCTGCAGCTGGCGCTCGCCCTCGCGCAGTGCCTCGTTCACGAAGACCTGGCGCTTCTCGAGCTCGGTCATCTGCTTGACCGAGATCCCCTGGCTCTCCGCATAGCGCTTGTAGGCCTCGGACGCGTCGATCACGATGCCGAGCCCGGTGAGCGCCGCCTCGCTCTGGCGAGTCAGCGCCGCCGTGATCGCGTCGAGCACGTCCTCGGTTTCCTTGCCCGTGGCGGAGGCGATGCCGGTGGCGAGCTTGAACGCCCGCTCGATCTTCCGCGGCTCGAGGCCGTCGAGCATGGCCTGGTTGGCGGCGGCCAGGAGCGCCATCTCCTTCACCGTGCCGGCGGTCGCAACGCGCAGGTCGCCCATGAGCTCTGCGCCCTGCGCGCCGCCGCGGACGGCGAGGTTGTGGTAGGCCTGCTCGAGGTCGCGGACCTGGGCCGCCTGCTCGCCCCACTTCAGGAGCTTGTGCGCGGCCGCTA